ACGAAATAGAAATGGTCAGACAAAGTCTGGCTTATACTCTCTTTTTATCCCAATGGAATGGAACTACGAAGGATTTATTGACGAGTATGGAATTCCAGTCTTTACTACTCCTGATATCGATAGACTCGCACCAGACGGTGAATTAATAGATTTAGGTGTAATAGATAGTTGGCAAAACGAGGTTGATGGTTTAAAAGATGATCAAGATGCTTTAAACGAGTTTTACCGTCAGTTTCCAAGAACTACAGAGCACGCGTTTAGAGATGAGACTAAGAACAGTATATTTAACTTAATAAAAATATACGAGCAGATAGATTATAACGAAGAGTTATCTAGAACCTTAGGAATTACAATAGGTAATTTTCAGTGGGTAAGTGGTATAAAAGATTCACAAGTTATATTTTACCCAGATCCAAAAGGTAGGTTTAAAGTTAGTTGGGTTCCACCTCAACAACTGCAAAATAGAGTGATACTTAAAAATGGTATAAAGTATCCAGGTAACGAACACATGGGTGCTTTTGGTTGTGATAGTTACGATATATCAGGTACGGTAGATGGGCAAGGATCCAAAGGGGCTTTACACGGTTTAACTAGGTTTAGTATGGAAGATGCTCCAGCTAATAGTTTCTTTTTAGAATACCTATCAAGACCACCAACAGCCGAGATGTTCTTTGAGGACGTTCTAATGGCTTTAGTATTTTACGGGATGCCTATACTCGCGGAGAACAATAAACCTCGTCTCTTGTACTACCTGAGGCGTAGAGGATACAGAGGGTTTAGTATGAATAGACCGGATAAGATATGGAACAAATTATCTGTAGCAGAAAAAGAAGTAGGTGGTATACCTAACTCCTCGGAGGATATCAAACAAGCACATGCGGCTGCAATTGAGATGTATATACAAGATCACGTTGGAATGAAACAAGATGGAACGTTTGGTGACTTGTATTTCAATGAACTACTAAACGATTGGAGTAGATTCGATATAAACAAAAGAACAAAGCATGATGCGTCAATAAGTTCTGGTTTAGCTATTATGGCTAATAACAGGCATTTATACGCACCAAACGCAAAGATAGAAAAACCAAAATTAAACATACATATATCTAAGTATTCAAACAAAGGTGGTATGTCTAAAATAATCAAGAAATAATATGAGTTATACAGGAAGTTTTCCAAGTCAAATTGTTAGTGATGCAGAAAAGATAAGCTATGAGTATGGCTTAAAAGTTGCAAAAGCTATTCAAGGTGAGTGGTTTGGCGATGAAACAAACGTACATGGTAATAGCAGGTATAATAACGTAAAAAATAACTTTCGTAGTCTAAGGTTATATGCTAGGGGTGAGCAACCTATTCAGAAATATAAAGATGAATTATCTATTAATGGTGACTTATCCTACTTAAATCTAGACTGGAAACCAGTTCCAATTATACCTAAGTTTGTTGACATAGTGGTTAATGGTATGGCGGAAAGATTGTTTGACATTAAAGCTTACTCACAAGATCCATACGGTGTTGCTAAAAGAACCGAGTATATGGAGTCTGTGATGAAAGATGTTAAAACTCAAGAGTTAAACTTACTATCACAACAAGCGTTTGGTATTCCATTGAACGAAAATCCACAAGAAACTTTACCAGAATCAGAAGAAGAGGTTGCTCTTCATATGCAGCTCACGTACAAGCAGAGTGTTGAGCTAGCAGAAGAAGCTGCTTTAAACTTTTTGTTAGAAGGAAGTAGGTATGAGTTAACTAGAAAAAGAGTGCTTAGAGACTTAGCGGTTATAGGTATAGGTGCAACAAAAACAGAGTTCAATACTTCTGAGGGCGCTGTTGTTAAGTACGTAGATCCAGCTAACTTAGTTTACTCTTATACAGATTCACCATATTTTGAAGATATATACTACGTCGGTGAAACAAAAATAATACCTATCAACGAGCTTGTCAAAGAGTTTCCTCATTTAAAAAACGAAGATCTAGAAGCTATAACAAAAACAAGCCCTAATAAATACAGTAGTTTTTCTAGAAAATCAAAAGACAACGATAAAAATAAAGTTCAAGTTTTATATTTTAATTATAAAACATATATGAATGAGGTTTATAAAGTTAAAAAAACCGGAACTGGAGCTGATAAAATTATACCTAAAAACGATAGTTTTAATCCACCAGAAGATCTAGAGGGTGGATACACTAAAATGCTTAGACAGGTTGAGTGTTTATTTGAGGGCGCTATGGTTGTTGGTACTGAAAGATTATTAAAGTGGGAGAAATCTCAAAACATGATGCGATCTAAAAGCGATTATACTAAAGTTAAAATGAACTATTCTATTGTTGCTCCTAGAATGTACGAAGGAAGGATAGAATCTTTAGTTAGCAGGTGTACCGGTTTTGCAGATATGATTCAATTAACTCACTTGAAACTACAACAGGTTATGGCAAGAATAACACCAGATGGTGTGTATTTGGACGCTGATGGCTTGGCTGAAATTGACTTAGGTAATGGAACCAATTACAACCCACAAGAAGCTTTAAATATGTATTTCCAAACAGGATCTGTTATTGGACGAAGCTTCACTTCAGAAGGTGATATGAATCCAGGTAAAGTACCTATCCAAGAAATAAACACAAATAGCGGTAGTGGTAAAATGCAAAGTTTAATACAAACTTATAACTACTACTTGCAAATGATTAGAGATGTAACCGGTTTAAACGAAGCTTCAGATGGGTCTAAACCTGATAAATACTCTTTAGTTGGTGTTCAAAAGTTAGCAGCTGCAAATTCAAACACAGCAACAAGACATATATTGCAGTCAGGATTATTCTTAACAGCAGAGACTTGTGAAAAGTTGTCATTAAGAATATCTGATATTATAGAGTATTCACCAACAAGAGATGCTTTTATACAAGCTATTGGAGCTCACAACGTGGCTACACTAAGCGAAATGAAAGAATTACATTTATATGATTTTGGGATATTTATTGAGTTAGCTCCTGACGAAGAGCAGAAAATGCTTTTAGAAAATAACATTCAAGCAGCTATTGCACAACAAGGTATAGACTTAGAAGATGCTATTGACTTAAGGGAAATTAAAAGTGTTAAACTAGCTAACCAACTTCTGAAGATACGTAGAAAGAAAAAGATAGAGAGAGATCAAAGAATGCAGCAGGAAAACATTAGAGCTCAATCACAAGCTAATCAAGAAGCACAAGCAGCAGCCGCTCAAGCTGAAGTTCAAAAAAGACAAGCTTTAGTTCAAACAGAAATACAGTTAGAACAAGCTAAGGCGCAAATGCAATCACAAAAATTAAGAGAGGAGACTGAACTTAAAAAGCAATTATTAGAAACTGAATTTGGTTTTAAAATGCAGTTAGCTAAAATGCAACTTGGTCAAGGTGATAGCAAAGAGCAATTAAAAGAAGATCGTAAAGACGAAAGAACTAGAATACAAGCTACACAGCAATCAGAGCTTATAGATCAAAGAAATAATGGTAAACCACCTAAAAACTTTGAGAAAGCAGGTAATGATACAATAGGTGGATTTGGTCTAGGACTATAGAATTATTAACTATTATTATATTATATTATGGCAGAAAAAGAAGAGCCAATCGCAAGTGACGAAACTGGCAAGATTAAAGTAAAAGCGAAAGCTAAAAAAGAAAAACAACCAAACGGTAACCAAACAGAAGGTAACGTTACTAAGGTTGCAGCAAAAATGAAAAAACCTGCTGAAGTTGTTGAGCAAACAATCACAAAGGTTGATTTAAATAAACCGGTAGAAGAAACTAAGGTTGAAGAAGTTGTTGAAGAGACTCAGCCAGAAGAAGTTTCAGAAACACCGGTATTACAAGAGATAACTGAAGAGCAAGCAGCTGTTGAGGAAATAGCTGAGCAAGCAGAAGAAGCTATTGTTAAAGCCGAGGTTACTGGAGAACCACTACCGGAGAACATTCAAAAGCTAGTAAGCTTTATGGACGAAACTGGTGGAGATTTAAATGACTATGTTAAACTTAATCAAGATTATAGTGAGATGGATAATCAAGATTTACTACAAGAGTATTATAGGCAAACAAAACCTCATTTAAACAACGAAGAAATTAACTTCCTTATGGAAGACAACTTCTCATTCGATGAAGATGTAGACGACGATAGAGAAATACGAAGAAAGAAATTAGCGCTTAAAGAGCAAGTTGCCAGCGCTAAAAGCCACTTAGACGGGCAAAAGTCTAAATACTATGAAGATATTAAAATGGGTTCTAAGCTCACGAGTGAGCAACAAGAGGCAATTAATTTCTTTAATAGATATAACGAGGAAGAAGCAGAACGTCAAGAAACACTTGAAAGAAATACCTCTACTTTTTTAAATAAAACTAATAATGTTTTTAACGACAAATTCGAAGGTTTCGAATATACTGTTGGTGATAAAAAGTTTAGGTATAGCGTGAAAGATGCTAACAAAGTAAAAGAAACACAAAGCGACATAAATAATTTTGTCAAAAAGTTTTTGAACAAAAATAACGTTATGGAAGACGCTGGTGGTTATCACAAATCTTTATTTACAGCTATGAACGCGGATGCTATTATTAATCATTTTTACGAACAAGGTAAGGCAGATGCTATGAGAGATAGTGTTGCTAATGCCAAAAACGTAAACATGTCTCCAAGACAATCTCATGGTGAGGTTGAAGCTGGTGGAGTGAAAGCAAGAGTGTTGGGTGATAGTTCTTCTGATTTTAAGTTTAAAATTAAAAATAACAAATTTAAAAAATAATTAAAAATTAAAAATTAAAAATTATGGCAATTACTAACGGAACTTTGTTGAACGTACAACCGGCTGCTGGACAGTCTGCGTTATCAACAAATTACTTAGACTTA